CCTCTTATGAAGAGAATGCAAAACAAGCAGACTATTTGTTTCGTAGTTACGTTGGTGGTGAACAGTATCGTAAAGGCGAATACTTAACACAATACATTGGCGAAAACGAAATACCAAATGCATATCAGAACAGACTTGCAGCAACACCTTTAGATAATCACGTAGCAACTGTCATTGACATCTATCGCTCGTTTATCTTTAAGAATGAACCAATGCGTGAACTTGGTTCGTTGGAAAACAACCCACTTGTAGTTCAATGGTTAAATGATACCGATCAAGAAGGTCAGTCAATGACTTCTTTCATCAAAACAGCAAATGACTTAGCAATGGTGCTAGGTAATGTTTGGATATTGGTAGATAAGCCGAGTTACAAGGTTAATACTCAAGCAGAAGAAGAAGCATTGGGTATCCGTGGTTACGCTTGCACATACACACCACAAAACGTATTGAACTGGGAATATACTCGCAGCATTAATGGTAAAATGTCATTAAGTCATATTGCTGTTGTTGAATCAGAATCAAAAGATCGTATGAGTGTAACCCATTGGTATAAAGACACAGTAATCAAACGTGTTATCACTAAGACTGACACTGGTGAAGCAGACAGTATTGTAGGCGAAGAGGTTTATGACAATCCATTAGGTTACATTCCTATGATTAATCATTCACCATTGAAGTCACGTATTAAAGGTATTGGTATCAGTGTTGTTGCTGACATTGCAGACTCACAGCGTTATATCTATAACTTGTTGTCTGAATTAGAGCAAAGCATTCGTATCTCAAGTCATCCTACACTAGTGAAGACTACACATACACAAGCGAATAGTGGTGCTGGTGCAATTATAAACTTAGATGAACAGTCTGAGCCTGGATTGAACCCATACTTGCTACAACCAACTGCTGCTGGTATTGATGGTATTATATCTACAATAGAAGTTACAGTAGATGCGATTAGTCGCATGAGTCACACTGCATCGGTTACATCTTCAAAGGCATCTCCTACAAGTGGTATCTCTTTGCAAGTAGAACGCGAGTTATTGTTTGCTAAGTTGAAAGACATTGCAGACACAGTGCAAGAGACAGAGATTAAAATGTGGAACATTTGGTTTGATTGGCAGAACATTGATAAGCCAGCAGACTTCTCTATTAGTTACAACAACAAGTTTGATATGCGTGACATGAGCAATGATCTTATGCACTACAAAGCAGCATTAGAATTGAATGATGACCCAGTCTTTAAAGCGATGATCGTAGAAAAGATTGCAAAATTATTTGAAGACTAAATAGATGTAACGCAGCATAAGGCTGCACTCATCACCCCTAAAAAAAGGATTAAAACAGATATGACTGATAATATCATAGGAACACCTACTGAGGAATCAACTACTGGAGTTGAATCACAGGAAAATACCATCCAGGAAGAAGCGAAAACTTTCACTCAAGAACAAATGAATGAAATAATTGCTAAACGAGTTGCAAAAGTTAAATCATCATATGACGGGATCAACCCAGATGAGTTTAGAGACTTAAAGAATCTACAATCACAAGTTGAAGATGAGAATCTAATCAAAAGGCAAGACTTTGATCAATTGATGAAGAAGCACAAAAACAAGTCTGATACTGAGATCAGTTCACTGCGCGGTGAATTAGAACGTATTAAGATTGATGGTGCCTTAATAGATGCAGCGTCACAATTGAAATCAATTGCACCTGAACAAACTGCGAAGTTACTTCGTGAACAGGTAAGATTGGGTTCAGATGGTAAGGTAGTTATTATGGATGGTGACAATGTTCGCTACAATGATGACTCTGAACCAATGACAGTTTCTCAGTTAGTCTCAGACTTCCTGGATACGAACACATACTTCAAAGCAGCAGGACCTAGTGGAACCGACTCAACGAGCAACACCACTCCAAAAGATAACAATAATGTTACACTTGCTGACTTAGATATGAACCGACCTGAACATCGTGACATTTATCGCAAATGGAAACAAGAAGGTAAGGTTTAATAATAATTAATAGGAAATATTAAAATGGCTTTTAACACAGCATATGATTTATCGGCATTAATGGTGCCAACCAAAGCAGCGGCAGTATACGCAGCACAAGAAAACAGTTTGTTCATGAATGGTTTTATCATTCCAAACATCGTAGTTCCAGCAGGATCTTTTTCTGCACAGGTTCCAGTATTCGCAAAGACTTCTGCACAAGTATTGACTCAAGCAGCACACGCTGTAGATGACATTACTTCTACTAAAGTAATCGCAAATAACAACACAATCACTTTGGATTTGTTCGCAGCACGTGACACTCTTCGTGATCTTGGTGGTGTTAACCCAACTGAACTAGGTCGTGTATTGGGCAACGCTGTTGCACAAAAGTATGACGAAGCAGTTGTAACTGAATTGTTAACTGCTACTGTTACACAAGCAACTGACGCAACTATCAACCCATTGTGGGATGCTGCTGCAACTATCCGTCAGGCTGGTGAAATGGGTCAGTTAATGGCTGTCGTTTCTCCTGCTTACGCCGCTATTCTTATGAAAGCAATTGGAGGAGCAGCGTTCGCTGGAGGTGATTACCAGACAGAAGCACTACGTAACGGTTTTGTTACTAAGGTTGCTGGCATCTCTGTATTCCAATCTGCACACATGACTGGATTAGGTGTTGTATTTGGTGCTGACGCAATGCGCACTGCATCACAAGGTGGACTTGACATGGAAATGCAACGTCGTGCAGAAGCAGTTGGAACAGACATCGTGGCTTCATACGCCGGCGCTGCTGGTCTTATTGACGACTCACGTATTGTTGAATTAGTATAAGTTTAACACACATATTGGGGGTCGCAAGATCCCCTATTAACGGAGATTATAATGGCATTTGCTACAAACGATGATTTAACAGTATACATTCAGGACATCTTTGATCATGGTGTATCAGATTGGAGCGATGAACTTGCTTTAGCGGAAACCGATGTTACTAATCAAATTAGGATTAGGTATTGGGATAAGTTTGAAGATAAGGCTCAGTTTGATAAGACCAAATTGGTTGAGACTCAATGGAAACCTGCTACTGTATATCGTGCCTTGAGTGCATACATCTTACCTAAGTTATCAACATTTAGACTTGATGATACCTTTATGGAACAGACTGCATTCTATAAGACACAATACGCAGAAGAGATCAATACACAGTTTCAACTAGGTATTGAATACGATAGTGATGGTGATGGTGCTATTACAGCGTCAGAAATTACCACTATGACACAAACAAGGTTATATAGATAATATGAGTAAAAGGGAAAACATAGTAAAAAGGTTTTACGAAGTTGCGAAAGATCAACGAAGTGTTAAATTCAATACAGTGGTAAGGGATCCGATTAATGCGGAAGAATTACCAAGGACTGGGTTCCCTGCTGCTTACCTTGAATCTTCAAATGAGGAACGATTAAACATTACTAAAACTCTACGTGAATGCAATATGGACATTGCAATTGTCATTACCGTAAATGGTAGAGATAGAGACACACAGAGAAATGTTGCAATTGAAGCAATTGAAGAATCAATCTATAATGATACAGAAATTAATTCGTTAGTAAATAGCATTGAATTAACAAACATAGATATAGTTGACGTAGGTGAAGCATCACCATTCGCTACCGTTAGGGTGACGTTTGGTGTGACCTATTGTTACACTGTATAAATAGACTAAATTAGGAGATAAAATTTATGTCATGCACAGCAGGAAAGAACGGAGTAATTAAAGCAGGTGGTTCAGCCATCGCTCAGTTAACTTCTTATTCAATTTCAGAAACAGCGGACACAACCGAATGCACGCACTTTGACTCTTTGAGTTATCGCGAACATGCAGTTACGTTCAAATCATGGGACGGTTCAGCCGACCTAGTATGGAATCGTCAAGATGGTGATATCGTAGTTGGTAACACCTATACACTAGAAGTATTCCCAGAAGGTGACGACACAGCAACTGATTGGAAGATCAGTGGTAGTGTTATCATTACTTCATTCGCACTTACTGGCGCTACAGAAGACAACGTTTCGGGATCAATTGCATTCCAAGGCACTGGTGTTCTAACACGTGGTATAGAGGCGTAATAACCTATGTCCAATCAAAGCAAAAACACAATGAAAGATTTGCGTGCCGAGATTGGGCATGATTTCACACAATATATTAATGACTTCTATAAGTCATTAGTATCATTAACCCCAGTTGATACTGGTCGCGCAAAACGCGGTTGGGTCAAGCGATATAACAACCAATTAGGTGAAAAAACTTCTTACATATTGTTCACTAACCAAGTGCCTTATTCAGCAGTGTTGGATAATGGACATAGCAAGCAAGCACCAAAAGGTATGTTTAACCCCACATTAAAGAAAACAAGGAAAGCAAGATGAGCGTATTACAAAAAGCAACAACACACTTCAAAGCAGCATTATCAAACGAAATGAAGACAGTAGTAGTTCCTGAATGGGAATCTACATTATACTTTAAGGCAGTATCTACCTTTGCAGAAGAGCAAAAAGTTATTCAATTGAATAATGAAGGTAAGATAGTAGAAGCGTTGGTTGAATCATTAATCAGTAAAGCACGTGATGCTGACGGTAAGCGAGTATTCAAGGGTGCAGATAAGACAACAATCATGAATGAAGTTGATCCAGCAGTGATTATGAGAATAGTTACCGAAATGAATTCATCAGAGGTAGATGAAGAAGAATTGGGAAACTAATCAAAGACAAAGAGATATTCTTCTTATATCAAATTGCTGCCGAAATGCACACAAGTGTTGAATGGGTTATAAACAACGTTAGTTCTCTAGAACTACGAGGATGGGGCTTTTATTATAAAGAAAAAGCCCGTATTACAAAAGGAACACATTAAATGGCAGATTATGATATCGTTATTAATGCAAAAGATAACACGAAAGGACCTTTGTCAAAGGTTGGTGGTCAACTAGACGGACTATCAAAAAAAGCAGGTGGATTAAAAGTTGCATTAGGAGTCGCTGGCGCGGCTCTTGCTGCCTTCGGAGTTGTGTCTAAAATAGGTGACACTATTAACCAGTTTGACGAACTTGCAAAGCGTGCAAGAACAGTTGGTGCAGCAACCCAAGAATCATTCAAAGGTTTTCAAGTAGCAAGTAAACTACTAGCAGAAGGTGGATTATCTGCTGGTGAAGCAGACAGAGCATTTGGAAACCTTCAAGCCAGACTCACAAAAGGTGTGAATGGTGGCAAAGCATATGAAAAAGTAATGCAAAAACTAGGTGGAAGTATCCTAGACATGAATGGTAAACTAAAGTCTACACCAGAATTATTTGAAACAGTAGGACAAGCAGTTCAAGATGGAACACTTGATCTTGAAGATGCACAGAAAATATTGGGCGAACGTGTAGGTCCAAAGATAGTTGGTGTATTCAATGCAATGAAAGATAGTGGTATGTCTGCTGCGGAAGCAATGGCAGATGTTGCTGCAAACTCTAATATAGTAGATTTAGAGGCTGCTAAAAACGCAGAGAAATTCAACGACACTATATCTAGAATGAGTGACCAACTTGGTCAGTTAATGACAGATATAATAACCCCATTACTACCAATGCTAACAAAACTAGCAGATGATATACTTGCAGCAATGCCTTCAATTATAGATAGTGTTAGATCAGCATTCAAGAATATGAAACCAATATTAAGTGTGCTGGGAACATTATTCTCAGAAGTTATTGTTCCAGTGCTTGGGTTAGCATGGGATGCATTTAATGCTCTATCAAAAATAATTGTGCCAATTGCCGAAGTTGTGTTCCCAGCATTGGGTGCAGCAATAAAAGCAGTAATTGGTTTTATTAACGATCTAATAGATGGTCTTAAAAGTGCCTGGACTGCAATATCAACCTTTGGTGGCATATTTGGCGAAACTAGTGATCTAGTGATAGCACAAGCAGACGCTATGGAAACAGAAGTAGTCACATCATTCAAAAACACCACTGATAAAGCAGTAGCAGAAGCAGAAAATATGAAGAAGCAGGTGCTTAAAGCATATAAAGATATGAGCACTGGCATGACATATCACGCAGATGGTGGAATTTCTGGATTTAATGCGGAACAAATAAAAGCGTTTAACGAAACTCCGTTTGATGGGATTATGAACATTGGAGTAGGTGACGGCACTAGAACACCAACAACTACACCATTAGTTGATAATGGGTTTGTTGGTCCATCAGATGGTGGTAGAGCAGCAGCATACGCAATGGTTGCACAAGATGAACTGAATGAAAAGATACTAAAAGCACATAGAGATATGGGTTTGATGAAACAACATCAAGCAAGTTTAACTGTAAAGAAACTAGCAGATATAGAAAATAACAGACTTATAAATGTTCGTAATGCTAGAATAGATGCAATGGCAGATAATGAAGCATTGCTTGGTAATGATATTGCAGCAGCATCGGCAGCATCTGCTGAATTGCTTAAAATTGAACAAAACAGAATCAAAGCAGTGCGTAATGCTAGAATAGATGCAATGGCAGATAACGAAGCCCTTACAATGTCTGGTTATGAAAAAGCAGCCGAAGATGCTGCTGCTAACACAGATAAGATTGCTGGATATTGGAAAGATTTATCAAAAGACATGTCTTCTAGTATAGCCAGAGGTATTATGGATGGTAAAGGATTGTTTAACTCATTCGGTAGTTACCTAGAGAGTTGGGCAGACAGAATTCTTAATCAAATAATAGAGCAGATGCTTATTCAACCTATGATTAACCAAATGGGTTCATGGTTAGGTGGTATCGGTGGTGGCTTAGGACAAGTAGTAGGCAGCGCAGCAACTGGTGGTGGCTTTGGTAGTATATTCAGTGGCATTAGTAGTATATTCAGTGGTTTCTTTGCAAATGGCGGCTACATACCAAGTGGTAAAGTCGGTATTGCTGGTGAAGCAGGCGCAGAGTTGATTACAGGACCAGCAAACGTTACACCATTGAATGGTGAGATGCAGTCTGGTGGTGGTCAAAACGTTACGATAAATATCAATGCAATAGACACACAATCGGGAACTCAGTTCCTAATAGATCATAAGCGAGAAGTAGAAGGTATTATTCATAATGCTTACTCAAGACGCGGAAAGCAAGGAATATATAATTAAATGAAAGCAATCTTTACATACCCAAATAACGCAGCCACCTCATACATAGACCCATTGTATGTAGGTGATGCGTCTGATGGATTCCAAAAAAGAATACAAGACCTGAAAGATGGCAACTACAAAATATGGGATGGAACTGCACCAACTGATACAGTTAGTGACTTAATGAGCAACATCTCAAAGTTCAACAACTACTATTTGGACTATGGAGACTTGCAGCATGTATCAATAAATGACATGTATACGTATCCATTATTGACTGGCACTATTACTACACAGCAACACAATGACATCACTGCGACAGTTACTGGAAGTGATATGAGTGGGTCGTTTGTGTCATCTAGTCATGGACTAACACAAGGCGATTTAATAACAGCGAGTTTGTTTAATGGTGATTATGCTGTGTTAAATGGCAACAATTATTATGTTGACCTTAACGGACCAAATCAGTTCAGACTGTCAGTTAATGCTGCGATGACAGAAATAGTATCTTTATATCAATTGAAAGATGCTACTGTTGTGTCTTCAAATGAATATGTGTTAGGAACTGCGTCACCACATAATATGTCTAATGGTATGCCGGTAACTCTTAGTGGTCTTAATGGATCATGGTCTGTGTTTAATGGATTGGACGTGTATGCTAAAGTAGATTCCTCTCAAGGACTAAAGTTCACAACTGATGCAGCAGGAACAACAGAATATAGGGTGGTTGACTTAGGTAAATCAACAGTAACAGACGCAACTATCACTCAACCGTCTGTGTTCACTGGCGCAAACAATCTAGTAGACGGAATGAGTGTCAATCTATCTTTGTTTGACGGAGCAATGACAGAATACAACGGAACTATGGGCACTGTTGATGGTGCAACATCTACCACATTTAATCTCAGAGATGCAGCAGGTGATTTAATTGGATTTAATACAGATGAGCAAGTATTCAATGGATATGATACATTTGGCTCAATCCAAAGTGTTATTATTCCAGATAGTATGACTAGTCCAATGATATTGTCTTATCCACAACTTCCGCAAGCATCATCACTTGCACGATGGGAGCAGGGTGGAACTCAAGCGATTCCCTACGATGTTAAATATACCAATACTAATGTAAGTCCATATTATCTTCATCCTGTTACTCCTACTAGTAAGACTTATTATGTGTCTAGTGTTGATAGCACCGATCCTGCAGACTATCACACGCTTGAAGATTGGTTAACTGACACGTCATTTAACCCTGAGTTTGCTCGTAGGTGTGACACATTTGCAATGAATATAAACCATGGACAGAATACTGTTGAGATTACTGATTGGGCTAATACTGATGGAAAACAGCAACCAAATGATGGTCCAAGACCATTAACATTTGAAGATAATCCAACATTCTTATTGTCATCTGGAGACGGCATTGTGGCAAGAGACATATTATATGCTGAATTGGAGTCTGGTGATAATTATAGAATCTACACAGATCAAGCAAAAACTAATTTAGTGTCTGATTGGTCTGGCTATTTGATGACGATGGATGGTCGTTACGATCCTACATATTTAAAATCATATAATAAGAATACTCCTATATTAGACGACAGTGGTTTACATAATTTAGCAACATACGCATACAGGGGTTATTTCACAGGAACACCTAATGGGTCGTTTATTGGCAATAAACAGTGGGATGGTGGTGATATCAGCGACCAGACGATCACTGACAGTGGACTAACACTTAATGGTGATGTATTATATGCTTATGATAATTCTGACCCATCTGCTGCTGAGTCTGACTATAGTTTTGTAATTCAATCTGTCACTATCAATGGCGGCGGCAATGGTCGTTATGGGTTTTACTGTGAAGATACGAGCGAAGGTGGCACCCTATTTCAAGATATATTAGCGACTACTCCTAATCCTACTGGTGAACAAAACACATTATCAACTATATATACAGATCATGGATATATGCAATTTCATTATCATGATGCAGTTGAAGGAAGATATTATTTCCAACTATATTCTGATGAAGAAATGTCATATATCCCTGCACAGTTTGGACCGTTTTGGCTAAAGACAAATGGACAATTATTGACATATGAATTTAGTGAAGATCTACCAACCGAAGACATCACAAACTTCGTATGGCCCATCGATCAGTCACTTGACGGAAACTCTGTTGGTTTTAGAGTTCCAGATAATTACAATTTCACATTTGATGCATCTTTCAAGATTGAAGCGCCGAATGCCAATGAAAACAAAGTTGAATTTAAAGATAATTACATAATCAACGGAAACCCATCTACTGACTCTTTGATATTACCAGTATCAGTCGCTCCAATTGACCAAACATTTGTCGCCAACCCAATGTATACTAAACTAAAAGTCGGAATGCGTGTCATCTATAATTCTAAATCATATGTTATTTCTGGTAGTAATATTACAAGCAATAATATGCGGTATGTTGATGTCGCGACTAATGCACGAACTGATATGGGTAACACTATGTTTAAGAACTTCTATCTACATGATATCACCGATGACAGAACATCAGACTTCTTAGTTGATTACACTCAAACAATTAATTTCCAATATGCTGACGATGTTAATGGTTCACAATATAGTCCGTATGAGATAGAAAGCGAATACATTGTTAAAGACTGGCAAGAGACACTAATACCAAACGTTCCATTTGTTGTGAGCAACACGCCTTTATTACGTTACTCAGATTCTGGTAATATTAGTCGTATTGGTGCAGTTGATAATGGTAGATTGATTTCACCAACTTGGGATACTCATACTGTTCTGTATAGCAATGACTCAATATCAACTGGTTATGTTGAAGAAGACTTCACTTCACAGGGACCATGGGACCAATCAACATTGAATTTCATTAGTTCAACTACTGGAAATATCTTAGAAATTGACGCAACACCAGCATGGGTGTATGCATCTGCAAATCCAGTATTAGCAACTGCTGGTCAAGCATTCTTTGATGCACCAGATACTTATGATTTGACTGCGATTGAATTGGTAATACCAGCAAACAATAATTACACTTATCAGAATTCAAGTAATGTTACGACTCCTGGAGCAGAAGTTACGTCTACATATGAAAACACATCTGGAACATCATTCTCTCATCCTGGCACACCAAACATAACACTAACTACTGACAGTAATGGTCGTTTATCTGGTGCAACATTAAATAGTAACTTATCTGGTTATAATGGTGCTGGTGATATCGTATTTGGCGTAGAAGCATTACCTGATCAATACGTCCCTCCAGCACCTAATACGGCTGCTGACGAGGATATCTTTGATACTGCGGATTACTGGACTGAATATGGTTATGCACAAGGACAGAAAGAGTTTGGTAAGAATATCATACCTACTAGTGCTAGTATTACCTATGTGCAACCAAGCACAACTAATATGTCACAGAATGGTAGAAAATATGTTAGGTCTTCTGGGTTTGTTAAAACTAAGTTAGAAGTAACTTACACTAACTTGACCAAAGCAGAGTTTCAAGAGTTACATGCTGATGCACAAGCAGCACGTGGACAAGCAACGCCATTCTACTTGGTTATTGCAAATTGGGGTGACAAGGTATTAAACTTCACTGCAAATGCATCAAGGTATAATCCTAGACTTGTTACACCTTATGTCGCTGGTGGAACATTACTAAAACTTGGTGGGTTTAACAGTAATGAATCAGAAGTCTTCAAGAAAGGTGAGGTGCTTATTGGTCTTGGAACTGAAAATGGTGGTATTCTAACTGTGTTAAATACAGTAGACGCAAACGTTTATGGTGAAGCAAAAATAAGAATTGCTTATGGTGGTGCTTATGATATAGCGAATGGCTTTAAAGTCTATAAGAATCCATATCATCTAATTGTAACACTAGACAGTGATGAGTTTCAATATACAGTTGATACGTTTGGAAAGTATAACGTCACAGCAACATTTGAGACAGGAAGTTACAATATATGAGCAATAGAAATATGAGTAGTGGTTTAATCACCACTACCAGCCAACCCACAGTTCAGTATTATGAACTAGTATACATAGGTGTTAATAATGGTTATTATTTAACCAATGCACCATTTAATATATCTTATGGTGGTAATAGTTATAAAGCAGCAGGCGCTTTATTGTCAATAGATACTATCGTAGAAGACATTGGATTTGAAATACAAAAGTTATCAATATCTGTCAGTGGATTGGCATACTTGTCTAACGACACATTGCCTTTCATGCAAGAAATACTAGGTGTTAACTATATAGATAAAGACGTTGTAATACATCGTGCATATTATACGCATGATGTTTACCAAGACAGTCTAGAAGTTTATAAAGGTTACATTGATAGTGCTATCGCAACTGATGGTAATGGAGATGGTGCTGGTGTAAGCATAACTACAAGTAATAATTGGTCTGACTTCTCGCGTGTTACAGGTAGACATACCAATACCGTCAGTCAACAAGTATATTTCCCAACTGACTTGGGATTTGAGTTTAGCAAACAGATTCAAAAACAAATAGAATGGAAGAAACCAGCATGAAACTAGAATTAGCAACATACATCGCAAGATGGTCACAAGAAAGACACACATGGGGTGAAACAGATTGCATGTTATTTGCAGTATGTTGGCATGACACTCGCTTTGGAACTGACAAGAAAGCATCATTACACAAAAAATACAACTCTAAGTTTGAAGCAGTTCGCTTTTATAAGAACTTCCTCACAGTAGAGAGTTGGTTACAAGTTAATGGTTATAAGAAGTTAACTGCAAAGAAGCCAAAGTTTAAAGATGGTGACTTCATAGTTAAAAACCAAAAGCACATTGATCAAGGTTGGTTATACTTCAATGGTGCATTCTACACAATGGATGAAGAAAGAGGATTGATACGTATCAATCCCAGTGTAGTTGAATACGATACAGTTTGGAGACAATCGTAATGGGGTTTGTAGCAGCAATAGTATCAGCAATATCAGCATCAGCAGTTGCATCATTCGTTGTTAGATTAGTTGTATCTTACGCTATTGGTAAGGTTATGCAAGATCGTGCTACGTCACGAATGAAGGCTAATGCGGCAGCAGCCGCTAGTGCTCGTGTAATTATGATCAACAAAAGCAGCAATAGTGACTCAATTCCAATACTATATGGTAAATCACGATTAGGTGGTAGTAGAGCCTACATTGACACCTCAGATGGTGCTGGTGATCTTGCTGGTGACGAATATCTCAACGTGGTATTAGCAATGTCAGAAGGTGAGATTGGTGATATCAAACAATTATGGTTTAATGATTTAGTTGTATGGGATATTGATAATGGTGGAACATTCACTAATGGTGCATTGTCGGGCTTTATATCAACTTACGGTCCAGCATTAACCAATGGTAATATCATATATCACACTGGTGCAGATAATCAAACAGTTGACACTACATTGAAAAATAGTATTGGTGCTAGTGTCTGGACTGATAATCACAGACTACAAGGTGTTTCATACATAGCATTCAAATTGAAAGCAGACCCAGATATATTCAAAGGTGGTGTTCCACTTATTACAGCAGTAGTAGAAGGTAGAAAAATGCAAAATGTTTCAAATATATTTGCTGGTGCCACTAGCCCATCTACATTATTCAGTTCTGCCGATGCAAACCCAGTTGATGTGTTGTATGATTATCTAACCAACATTAGATTCGGTAAAGGTTTAGAACATGACTCTAATGGAAACTATCTTGCTGGTTTACACATTGATTTAGCGAGTTTCAAAGCAGCAAAAATAAAGACTTGGAACTTCTTCAAGATCAATGGTGTATTGTCATCAGATCAACCTATCTATGATAATATCAATGAGATACTAGAATCAATGAATGGTGTGTTAGCATTTCAAGCGGGCAAGTATACTCTTCGTATCAAGCACGCAAACGAGCCTACCACTATGATAATAAATAGCAGTAATATATTAACCTCGGTAATGGTTAGTATGCCTGAAAAGTCTGGTAAGTTCAACAAGATCACAGCAAACTATAGAAACCCAGCAGCAGGAACAGATTACAATGATGATTTAGTTGTTGTAGAAAATACAACATATCTTGCAGAAGATAATGCGTCTATATTAGAAGCGACTGTCGTATTTGGATTGGTTAGTGACACTTCATTAGTTACAGCATTATCAACATATGCAATGAACGCAAGTAGATATGGAATCGGTGTTACCTTTGAAGGTGCGCATTCATTATTAAGAATTGAAGCAGGCGACATTATAGAGATGGATTTACCTAACTTTGGTTGGACAACTAAGAAGTTTAGGGTAATGGGATTAGAACTAACACAAGACAATACTGTTGGAATAACCGCAGTAGAATATATACCATCAATAGAACTAGTATAACAGGGAGAATGATGCAGGAACATTTAAAGAAGCATAGACAGACAAAGACAAAGCAATTGGAGAGAATTGTTTCAGCAGCATTAAAAGCCAGTGAAGCAGATTATAAATTGTCTAACGTAGCATACATTTGGTTAATACGAGACTTCAATAAGAAGTCTTTACCAGATGGTAGATGGAGTGGTATTATATATAACACCAATACTAGTCATAACATACGAAGTGGTTGTGTCATTGTGTATGCAACTTGTGAAGATCAAGTCGGCTGGGCTGATGACTGTGAAGTAGTTACTATGTGGACAAATGCAAATCATGAAGCAGTCACACAAGCAACAAAATTCGTGTCACCAAACTCACGAAAAGCACGAAACCCTTCATATATTCCACATAGTGCACCTCGTAAGAAACGCAATAAAGTGAAGTTTGAAGATGTCATGGAAAAGTTCTTTGAACTACGAGATGACCCAGATGTTAGTATAAGTCAAGCAGCAATAGAAATGCAAATAAGTTATTCAAAATACTTTGTATGGTATCAAAAATATAAAAACTACACATTAGATACAATACCATTGACCATTAGATAACACTTGACAGAACTACAAACTATGTTATACTAAATACTATTAGCAGAGTATTATTCGTGTTATTTCATTTCACGACTCCAACCACATTCATCGCGAATTGGTATTATAAGGCATTTGCCCCATGAACTGCTAAATTATAAAAAGATTGACATCTAGTTAACTTACTTATATTAAGAATCTTTTAAGCCCTGCCATTCGGTATGGGCTTTTTTTTGGTTATATGCTTATAACAAAACAGTCTAAACAGAGCGTTGACAAACACCATAATTCGGTGTATAATTGATAAATACATATAAGCAATTATGCTTTTAATAACTAAAGGAAGAACA